ATCGCGATGCTCCAATCACTCTCGCTCAAGGAATACGGGTTCGGTGATTTCGAGTCGTTCGGGACCGTCATCGTCGATGAGGCTCACCACATATGTGCGAAAGTGTTTTCTCAGAGTCTGTTCAAAATGTGTCCGAAGCACATCTACGGACTCAGCGCGACGCCCGAGCGCAAGGACGGGCTGACGAAATTGCTACACTGGTTCATGGGACCGACGTTCTTCGCCGTGGAGCGCAAGAATCAGGACGGTGTCGAGGTGTTCCCGACCCCGTTCGAGTGTGAGATGTTTAAAGGGCCGCCGCCCTCGCAGCGCAACGGCAAAATATCACTCGTCTCCATGGAAACGGAACTGGTCGAAATGCGCGAGCGCAATCACATGCTCGTGAATCTCATCAAGCAAGCGTCCGCGGGTTCGAGACAACTTCTCGTTCTATCGAGCAGGCGCTGGCACTGCGAGCATCTCCATCAATATTTCAAAAAAACGTCCGGTCTGTACATGGGCGGGATGAAAGCGGCGGCGCTCGAAGAATCCTCCAAAAAGAAAATCATATTCGCGACCTTCTCACAAGCACACGAAGGTCTGGACATCCCGACGCTCGACACGGTCATACTCGCGACTCCGAAATCCGACATCGTACAATCCATAGGTCGAATCATGCGCGAGACGAAGGGCAAACTCAACAATCCACACATTTACGACGTCGTCGACAGGTGGTCGATACTGAACGCGATGTATTATAAGAGACTTCGCGTGTATAGAAAGGGTGGCTTCAAAATACACGGGACCGTAGACGATCAAGACCAAGCCCCGACTGAGTTTATGTTCAAAATTTAAAATGTAGCGTTGTAATAACATGTCCGGTGCACTCACCGCTCTCATTTCCAAGGGGGCCCAGGACAAGTACCTCATCAGCGAAAACCTCGACGAGGCGCACAGACACTTTCGAACTCGATACAAGAGACACTCTAATTTCGCACAGGCACCGAAACTTATCCAAACTGTCAATCCGAGCGAGGCGCTTCTGTACACGATCAAAATTCCTGCATCCGGTGATATTCTGAGCTACGTGTGGTTCGAGGGTCCGGGTATCGCCACGAATCTGTTTTATAAATCGACCATCGACCTCTATGTGGGAGGTCAAAAGATTGATTCGCATCGATACGATTATCTCAGTGATGTGTGGCCTTCGTATCTCGCAGATTCCTGGACCAAGGCACAGGAAGTCAATAACAAGATGACTCAAAACACCGTTGATTTCGTGCCGTTGCATTTCTTCTTCAATGACTGCCGATCGTTCCTACCGCTCGTCGCGCTCAAGTACACGACGATTGAAATTAAAATCCATTTCGACGCCACCGTCGTCAGCGGGCTCACGGCGGCACAAAAACAGGCGCGGTGCTACGGCAACTATGTTTTCCTGGATCGCCCCGAACGAGAGCGTTTTGCCGCCCCGGGTGTATCGATTGACTTTCTCATTCCACAGGTGCAAACCATCGATCACGACATGGTTCACGTCGATAACAATGTAAATGAAAGCGGTGGTGATAATATCATCGATATTTCCTCATTTAATCACCCTGTGCGCTCCCTGTTTTTTGGAATACCGGGCCTCTCAAACGATGATGTTAACGATCGATTCACGTTCAAGGAAGCAGACATCATTCTAAACGGCGTTCCGCTTCTCGAGAAAATGTCGCCGCTGTATTTCCACGCGGTTCAAAACTATTTCCACTCGACGCACGGCATCGTTGAATACGACGCGACGAATGCGTGCCCGTTTTACACGCGTTATTACGCGTACCACTTCGCGCTCCACGGTGACGATTGCACACCGAGCGGTTCGGTGAATTTCTCGCGTCTCGACGACGCGCGCATTGCATTGCGAGGAGTCGAGTGTGGTTCCGATCGTCCCGCAAATCAGGGACTCACCGTTTACGCGTTATCGTGGAATATCCTTCGCATACGCGACGGCGTAGCCGGAATTCTTTTCGGAAATTAGAGTAGTTGACCATGCCATTCATTGGCAACACGGGCAAGATCGACCAGATCTACTTGGCCAGATTGGATCCACAGTCTGTCGAAGATCAGCAGGCGCAGACCTTAGATAACATTCGGACAGGTGATATCGAGGCGTCGAATGTCTTGACGTCGAACATCGGAATAAACGTCCTCGAGCCTTCACACAACTTCGAGCTCGGTTCGAATTTGTTCATGGACGACACATTTGACCCTGATGGATTCGTCCTGGACGTGAAGAAGAGATCGAGAGCCGAAAAACTCTTCGTGACGCAGCAGTTCGGAGTCGCAAACACGAATCCAACGCACGCGGTGGACGTTGCCGATGTTTTTTTCATCGAGACCACACCCGGTGCGTTGAATCAAGTACAGATCGATGGCAACCTGCGCGCGTCGAACACACTCACGATGACGCGCGCCGTGTGGGGTGCGAATGAGACGGTCGTGATCGATCCGAGTGCGACCGACGAAGTACTCGTCCAAGGTAACGTCAACTGCCAAAAATTGACGGCGACCGAGGGTTTGTCGTTCGGTGCCAACATTTTGTTCGATGATGTGGGCTCGAACGTGCTCGTTTTGACAGGGAACGCCAACCAGGTCGGTGATTTCATCATCACGGGAGATTTGACGTGCCATAACCTCGTTTCGACGGGCACCGCGACGTATAACACGGTCAACAACATCGCGACGACGAATGCCATCATCGAAGTGGCCCAAAACGCCCCCGCGAACCAAGATGCAGCCATCGTGTTCCATCAAGCCAACCAGAGTAACGCGTTCATCGGGTATCTACATCAGGAACCAAGCGATGCGACGGCGGGCGCGGCGGGAAACCCGGGGGTCGACGAGTTCGCGATCGGTCGGTGTACGAATGGTGCAGCCGCGGTCTCGATGGACATCGTCGATGATATCACGGCCGAGGAAATCAACGTGCACGTGTACGGCAAACTGTACACGTCGAATTCGGTCGGGGTCGCCAACACGTACCCAACAGAAACCCTGCACGTCGGGTCAAATCTGTGGGTGAGTGATACGGGATCGAATGTGTTGAATATCACGGGCAATGCATTTGCGTCCGGTATTTTGACTGCAAACACCGGAATAATCGTAGGGTCAAACGTCGTCGTCGACGATGACGCCGCGACGAAGCTCGCCGTGACTGGGAACACGTCGTCCACAATTCTTCTCGCGACGGATAAGATTGGCGTTGCGAATAGCGCACCGCTCGATTCGATCAGTGTCTCGGATAAGTTCCGGGTGAGTGCGACCGGATCAAACGTCGTCACCGTGGAAGGCAATGCGGTGATTCAGTCCAATCTGATCTCAATGTCAAACCTCGCGGTCGGAAGACAGGTTCCGAACGAGACGGCGCACATTCAGGGAAGCCTTCGACTCGGGGATACCGCGGGTGCGGACGACGACGCGGAGTATGGGATCAAATCGACCGGTCAGATGGCGATTCACGCGAACGATGCAGGTTCCGGAGATAGCCATGCATCGCTTCTGCTCAAGGCGGGTGCGACGACCGCGCGCGAGGCAAAGATCGACGTGCGCGGTGGAGATTCGAACACGTGCGTCGCGTTCTCGACCCTCGACGCGGAACGAATGCGTCTGACATCGAGTGGGAACCTCGGGCTGGCAAACGTGGCACCGACAGAAAGGTTAACTGTGACCGGAAATATTCAATTAACCGGGTCATCGGGTGCGATCTTCGGCGAGGCGTTCGCGGCGTCGAACAAGTCGACTAAAATCCACACGGACACGGCGGCGGGTGAGTCGTTCATCGAAAGTCGCGTGGTCGCGGGCAAGGGTCTGAATTTGCGCGCGACGTCCGGTGCCAACTTTGCAGACCCGGCGGTGACTATTTTGGATTCTTCAAACGTTGGCGTCAGTCAGAGTCAGCCGGCTGCAACGCTTCACGTGGGTGGTTCGACGTTCGTGAACGACGCACTCGCGTCTGGGCGCACGGACGGGGCGTTCGATCACGCGGCGACACCTTTGACCGTGACCAATGTCGACGACAACGCATCGATCAATTCTCCGGACCACGTGCTCAATCTGTGCCGGCGCGGGGCAACCGCGGGGTCTGTGAAAGGGCAAAAGGCCGAGTTCGCGATGGCGCGGTGGGAAAACAGTGGAAACAATTCACGCACGCGGTTGGATATTAATTTGGCGCATGATCTCTACAACAACGTCAATGTTTTGACGATGCGGTCTGATCAACGGGTTGGTGTTGGTACAAACGCCCCCCGGTCGAGTTTACACGTCAAATCGTCGGGGTCAGAAAACCCCGAGGGCAACGGGCTTCTCGTGTTCAACTCGACGAAAAATGTGGACACGGAAGACGCGATCGCGTGTATTCAAGTGCAGGAAACTGGCGGCAATCCGTTTGCCTCATTCGCGGTCTTCGACGATGATGTCAACCCGGCGACTCGAACCGGTTGGACGATCGGTTGTGATAACGCGACGACGAAGGATTTTAGAATCACGGCGAACGTGAGCTCGGTGTCTAACGTCCAACAAACCGCACTGTACATTAACGGCTCGACGTCCAACGTTGGGATAGGCACTGACGTGACCTCGTATGCGAAATTGTCCATCGAGGGTGATATCTTGATGGGAAACATTCTCGAGTTTGGGGGAGTCACCGGTGATCAGCGAACTCGGGACGGTGGGACGGGCGATTTCGGACACACGTTTCTCGAGGAAAAGCGAAAGGGGTCATCGAACACGTCCGAGCTGCTCGTGTTCAAGGGGAACGATAAGAGTGATAAAGACTTGATTCGGCACGTCGCCGCGCAACACAAATTCTTCGTGTACCGGAAAACAACCGGTCTTGTGAGATCAGAAGTCGATTCGATCCGCGCGGGCCTGGCGGATATCACGAACGTGTACGAGCACGACCAACCCGTCATGATGCTTTCGGCGGG